TGCGACCGGCGCGATTTAATAATCCTTCATCGTTTCCATAAAATACGACTAACGATCCAACGCCAGAATCAGGAATTTGTTTTCCGTCAATCGTGTAATACATAACTTCTGTGCCGTTATTATTTAAGAATACGCCGACGCGTGTTGGCACGATTCGCTGAACGGAACGAACTCGTAGGCTGTCGGCAAATAATTCGGTGATTTGCCAATACGCGTAACCGTAAAATAATAAATCCTCAGCTGTCCAAACATATGTTGCGCTACCCGGTACGCGTGGATCGGGATCACGTATTACGCGGGGCGCTGGCACTTCGAGCCCTGTCGTATTATCCCGGAGCTGTAATCCGATCGAAGCTATGGACGAACAGATGATCCCGCGACCACGTGCGATCGTAGGAACACTCATCGCTTCCTCGCGCGTAGCCTGAGTAGCGCCACCGTTAAAGGTATAGATCGAATCAAGCGCAAAGACTGGAGAAACTGAAGCCTCAATATCGGAATTTTGAGACGGCGCTACAGCTTCAACCCTAGACGCAAAGAGATCACGAATACCCATGCCATAATTGTGTCAGGCTTATAGCACTAGCCAGTCATAATATCGAAGTCCATCTCTGGGCGTGTCGCAAAGTGTGTCACTAGCGCGGTCGCTACCGCCGCGCAAACCGCAGCTTGCGAAGCTCGACGACCAATTACCCAGCCACCGTCGCCGCGCTTTAATTGGACTGCCGAAAGAATCTGTTTAGTTAGATCGCTTTGCCCTCGATGGCGTAATCGCCCCGAGTTGATCGCACCCAGTAGCTCATCGCAGCTTTGAGGATAAACGGAATCCATGTCAAAAATCGGGATACCCGCTGGCTGAAATCTAGCCGCTACCGCGCCCGAAGTTCGGCGACTGTATAGCAAATACTCTAACGGATACTTCCGACAATATTTAGCCGCCTCATTTGCGATCTCTCGATCGTCGAGCTGGACTGAATTTTCCCATGTGTGGAGTAGCTTTACGACAAATCGCTCATCGCCTAGTTTCTGGGCTCCAACGAGAGCGCAAAATTTGCGATCCGGTGAAATATCAAGCGCCAGCCATGTTAGCTTCTCAGGATCAAGATCGACGCTTTCATCGTGGCAATTATTCCACTCGTTAGCTCCGATAATGCTGGAAATAGTCTGTACCCACCTACACAATACCTCGGTTTGTACGACCTCGGGCGGATCATTTAATACAGCTTGAATATTCTGAATATTTATTGTGTGTCCGATAGCTGGATTTGCTGCCAGCCAATTTGACTCTAGCTGTATGTCGTCGGTTGGTGCGCTCCATTCAAAATAGCCAATATCGTCATCGGCACCAGCAGCTGCCGCAAGCCCACGCTCTCGAAACGCATTTAAAACGACCGAATGCGAATCGCCCGCGTTTGTATAGCTCATGATCATAGGATTCTTAGCAGCCATCAAGGTATAGCGTAAAGACGCGTAAGATTCTAAATCTTTCATCTCTCGAAGCTCGTCTAGGTGAATTGCCGATGGCGCAGAAACGCCTCGAGCAGCTGAGCCGCCAGCTTTTACGATGAATCGGTTAATTTGCCCGGTCGTACCTTTGACTTCAATTTCCTCGGAGCCATGAGACCAGCGGATACGCTGTACGCGCTTAGATAGCATTTCTGAGCTTTCAATTAAGTTAACTAGCTGGCGAAATTGTTCCAGCGACGTCGCTAATCTATGAGCTGATCCAATTTGAAGCGGTTCATCCCATAAAAATAAGCCGCCTAAAATGCGGATTTGCTGGAGAAATGACTTACCATTTTGACGCGCTACAACAATACAATTTGTCGGTGTAGCCCAGCGCCCGTCAGGTTTGTATTTGTGCGTATGCTCCAGCGCAAATTTTTGCCATGGCATTAAGCCATCTGGGAGTATTTGAGCGGCTAAATCGATCAAATCAAAGCCCCTAGACGGTAAATCATTGAGTTTGGTGTGAATTCTGGGTGTCGGATTGCCATAAGTGGCAGCTGTTGACGGCGGCAAAACCGATAGCAGCCGATCTGAGCCGAGATCGATCGGCGGTTGACCGATTATGACTTGATCGCCCTTAATCATGACTTACGCTAACGTTATTGGGGATATTTAGATCATGGAGAGTCGGGGGTGTATTACCTATACTAAAAAAACGCCCACCTTTCGATAAATTACACTTTTGGCATAAAGTTTGTAAATTGCTGTCACTATCGCCACCCCCGAGCCTTCTTGGAATTATATGGTCGATATGTAACTTTCCGTTATCTTGTCCGCATTGTTGACAGCAATAACTATCTCGCCTAAGTATGCGTTCTCTTATCTTTCTCCATTGACTCGATGATCCATTATCCACAGCACTAGCCATTAGTGCCACCCCTTGTCTGTGAAGTGTTTGTATGCTAGGCAATAGTCGCCCTTATATCTATGAGCGATGTACCGGATACCCCAATCTATCTGAGTGTATCCGTCTAAATGGTTTAGCTTCTTGTTACGCAGCTGGGGTATTCCATAATGACTACCGTTAACGGCTCGACTATCGAACCTAGATTCTTTCATGTATAGCGCATAAGCGCATTGATATTGGCTATCTTTAACTACTCGACTATGTAAGTAAAGCTTGTAGTTATCTTTAGATGTTATAGCACTAGCCCATGTAGGACTCGGTATAGCCACCGCTAAACATAGTACGCCCGATAGTAGGACTCGCCGCGAGCTAGCCCGTCGTCGGGCTCTCGTCGAGAGAGTGGATCGTACCGACCTAGTCAAATAGGTTGCAAGCATGAGCGTATTCTTGGGCGATTCCCACAGGGTGTGGATAACTTTCCTTAACTGTGGATAACTCTTAGTCGCACTCATGGGCTTCATCATAGTTAAACGAACAGTAGTAGCAACCCATATCGTCACCGCATTTGCGACAGTTATATTTAAACATGATCTCATTACAGCATAAGGCTAGGTAAGTTCGATCGCTGATTCGGTAATGCTTGTTATCAAAGGGCATTACTTATCACCGCCCCAGCCTGTCCCGCGAAAGATCACACTAGGGGCACTAAAGACCCTAGACATTGGGTATGAGCAGCACAAGGGTGAGCTCTCTCCATGAGTAGCGACTGGGTGATTCATCTCGAGTTCGCCACCGCATTGGTCGCACCGGTAAAGGTAACTAGGCATTGACTACCTGACCGCCGACTGAAACATAACTAAAGTCGCAATTCTGGCAAATGATCTGTGCGATAGGCACGACCCCTGTCAGCACCATGACTTTAATGTCCGGTACGGTTTCGCAGCCGCATTTAATATTGAGCTGTGGCATTTTCACTCCTTACTAGGCACACGCCCAAAGTTCCGCAAACCGTACACTCCAGCGTCTTAACACCGGGCGGAAGTAAATCGGTCACTATGCGTTCAACCTGTAACGTTTCGCGCTTACAACGCCTACACTCAAATTTCAATTTGTCCATAATTGCTTTCCTTTAGATTAGACATTGAGTTTAAATTGTGCTGGCTTACCCACCACGAATTATCCTTGTCATGCTTAAAGCGGCTTGTCTTAGCTGCTCTAATTGGTATCCAGCCTTTGACCCAGTAATTAGGTGATTCGCCTACGACTAGCACAGCTAAATCCTCGACTCTATCCCTTTCCCTTAAGATAAGGTGTCCGTCAATCCATTTCGTATGCTTTACTTCAATTCGATTCCCTATGTCAGCTCTTACCTTAAACTTATCTAACTCAAGCTTAAAGTCTGTAATGCCGAAGTATCGAGCAGCTGCAATCTCAGCACCTAACGCCTCAGCTGTACGCCGAATCGACTCATGGATATTGCCTCGAGCTGTCTGATCATGAAAGTAATAGTTTTCTACGCCTTTAGACTCACAGATAAAAGCCGCTGCCGCAGCTTGTATTTCCTCGTCTTTAGTAAGCGTTATTTTCGTTATTCCCATGTCGCACACGTCCGAACATTGTCCGGACATACCCAGCCTTTGTAAGGCTTGCCAGTCTTACCGACGCCCTCTTTGCGAATCATTATCCCATGGGCGCATGACTTAGTTCCGGTCAAAGTCTCAGCCACTTCAGCAATTACGTTATTGACAACCCATGGATCATAAGAGCCATTGGGTAGCAATTCTTTAGGAGCTGCAACTATTGGGCGCTCGACCCGTTTCATTTCCTCAAGTGATGGTCGATTACTGTTTTCGCTAAACTTGCTTAAGCCGCCAGTATGTAAAGCTCGACCGATTGCCGAAGTCGATCCATTTTCTAGCGGGAAGCGATTAGCGCTCGATCTAATCTCCTCGGCGTAATCTGTCGCGAAAGGTAACTGATCGGTTACTTCTTTGTAAATATCTGTCTGAACTATGTAGCGAGTTCCATCTTGAAATACGATATTAACGTCAATTCGACCATTTGGATATTGTGCCCAAAACTTCTCAATCCGTTCGGCTACGGTTTCATAGCCCTCTAGTGGTAGCGCCATTATGAGTTACGAACGATCTCTGTCGCCGCACGAAGCCCAGCTGCGCGACCTCGGTTAAAGCCGTCTTTCACGCCCTCTTTAAACCCGATAGACCAGCCCACTATAAACCAGACAATACTTGCGAGAATAACTGCTCCCGCTAATTCCAATACTGTAAACATCTTAGCTCCCGATTCTGGGTGCGACTTATTCGCTCCCTAGTTATAGGGTGAACTAAATGTCTGACAATTTCAAGCCTTACGCCTAATTAGCGGCGTGTCGAATTGCTTATGAGCAAACTGTAAATTTCGTCAACGCGCTTTTCAAGTCGCGAAACCTGATCTTTGACGCTTGCTCCAGAGTTAGGCTTTAGCTCGCTTAGGTAGTATTTAACTAAATGCCGAACAACAGCTGTAAATGCCGCAAGGAGCGTGACCATAGCCACGCCCATCGCAGCCCAGTCGTTAGCGTTCACTCGCTTTAGCGCCGAACGTAACGTCCTTAGGATTCAGGTAACGCATTAGAAGCGGAACGACGCCAGCGAGAAACCCATACGCCAATTTCTTGGGATCGGTTTCGCCTGTCATGTAAACGGCTAACGCTCCCGCGAGCGCCGATCGTCCATAACTAGCAGCCATAGCCTTTAGCTCTTTCATTACTTTTCTCCTAACCCCAGAGCTTCGATTAGCTCTAAGACTTTTCGTGGGCTTACGTTGATTTCAAAGTGCATTTCGTCGGGACGATTCTTGTAATCGCCGCCCCAGAATAAGCCGTACTTCTTAGCTAGTGCGCGAATCATTGGAACTTTCTCAGCTGGAAACGTGCCGATTTTTCCGAGAACGTGTTTAGTCGCGTTAAGGTCGATCGCCGTTCCGGACGCGTGATTGCTTAATCTGTCCGTGCTATTTCTGACCATGCGAAATGCGTAACCCCAGTCGTCAAGCTGTCCGCCATCTAGCGGCTCGATCAGTTCGTTAAACTCTTTACAGAATCCGACGATTAAGGGTGCGACAGCTTCGGCGCAACGAATCTTTAGAGTCGTGCCCGGTATCGCGTAGGACTTAACTCCGATTTCGGCTTGATCTTTACTAGCCGTCCAGCCGTTATAGCTAGTAAGTTTCATTTTCCCAGATTCCCGTTTCAGCATTTAATTTGTAATAAATAGGGTTAATTGTCATCGCCAAATCTCTTAACCATTTTCCATCTTGTAATTCTTGATTTGAAAGTATTGTTAAATTAGTTAAATCTATGGAGTCGTCAACAGCTGAGATAACCTGATCGGTTCCAATTTTGCCGATTGGGTTTGTATAGTTAATAGTTCCAGAGTCATTTGGTAAACCAAGTTCATTACTAATTTGGCTTTGCCATGTAGCAAATTCATTTAAAGAATTAAATAATGCGTACATTAGATTCCCCACTTTGCGGATAAATAAGCGTTTACGATAGCAATATCGGTATCTGACATAAGGGTTGAGTAAAGTAATACCTCACCTATTTGTCCGGTCAAAGGCACGGCTAAATCGTTTCTTGTTCCAATCCATAGTTTACCTGTGACAAGGTTTGAAAGCGCACCAGGTACACCGCGTACAGCCCAAGTGCCACCGCCGTTTACTTTAGCGGTTGCAGTTGATCCGCTGTTGGGGCGTTTCAAAGAGAAATAATTCCAGTTTGTATTACTTGCACCGTCATCATAATGAACAGCAGTACCCCCGCCGCCGGGCTCTAGTTGCCAATCCCAATTATTAAAACCAAAGTTATTTGTTAAATCTAATTGATAATTAGACCAACCCTCAGGAATCATTGTGCTAACGGCTGAATCAAACTTTACAACAATGAAAATGGTTGCGTAAGTTTGTGACCAAGTAGATGACGGAGTCAAGTATTGACTACCGCTAAAGGTCATTGTATTCAAACCATTTTTCCCAGCTGTCGTATATGTAGGTTGATTTGCACCAGTTGCCTGAAGCATATTTCGACCATTACCCGATAAATCATTAAGTTGCGAAACCTTGCCAGATGACAAAGTTACGGAACTGGCGTTAGAAGCGTCCCATTGACCTGTCAAGTTAGCCGTAATTGGCAATACAGGTACTAAGTGTCCCGAGATTTGACTCGCCATAATTCCTAACATTGGACTCATTAGGAAATATCTCCAAACACGATCCATGAATTAGCAGCTAGTTTTTTACAGGTAGCTCCAGAGTTTGCGACGCGTAATTTTGGAGTCGCGCTAGTTGCGCCCGTTGAAATTACAGTAGTCGTTCCCGGTGTTACAGCGCCGATCGTTGGTTGTCCCGCTCCTGTAATCCAGAACACGTTAATTTCTGTACCTACAGCGAAATTAAAAGTGGCGTCTGTGGGTATGTTAAATTGCTGAGTAGCAGCATTATTCATCGAAAATAAATTACCCTCATCGCCAGAGGCAAAAGTATAGGCAGCTGTTTTTGCTGTATATGTTGAGGAAATTTTTGGTGTGTTAATAATTGGTGTTGTTAATGTCTTATTAGTTAAAGTTTGAGTACCGCTTAAAGTGACAGCCGTTGAAGCTGGGGCAGCAGCAGCCGCTAAATCGTAAGCTGCTTTAGTAGCTGTCGGCGTAGAAGCTAGAACGCTCGATGTTGTCGAAGTCGAATCGCTGAGCTGTACCGCGCCGACGACGCTAGTTGTAGCTGCGTTGATTCCAATAGTTACAGCGCCAGCGCTGCCGCCGCCTGTGATTGGGCTAGTTACGTTAACCGCTGTTATATCGCCTTGATCGTTAGGTATCCACGCAAAGTCTAAATCTGTCGCACTTGCCTTAGACAAAATATAACCACTAGCGCCGCCTAATAGATCGACGAAATCGGTGTCCACCGCTTGACCAAATACCTCAAAGTCGGCTGGTAAGTCGGTAACTAGATCGGTGCTCGTTGGCATTTGCCAGCCAAAGTTACTCGTTGGATTAGTCATGTTTTCTCCTTATGCTACGACTAACGCGGTTTCCCACGTTAAAGACCCGGATATAGTATTCCACGATTCCGCGATGGAAACGTCTTGCCACGACATAGCTTGAAGCGAATAACTTATCGGCGAAAGATTTAGAGTAATAGCGATTTCATTATAGGCAGCCTTAAACGTCCAGCCCTCGACGAATCCCTGAAACGTTCCGGCAACCATGTTAGGCGGTAAATCGCTTATTCTTAAAGGTAATCCCATAAACGCATTTATGAGCGAATCTCGATCGCCGTCGTCTAACTCTGGATTAGTGAGCTGGTAAGTAATTGCCGTAAAATTAGCTTGCGGTGCAGCTCTTAGCGTTAAGTAGAAATCGGCTTGATCTTGCGCGTCGGCTTGATGTTTAACTGTCGTACTAATTGCCTGAGCTAAACGCCCGTAAAGATTGATTGAGTTAATATCCTCGGCGCTTACTTCTTGATTGGAATTAGTGCCATATTTGAGCGTAATATCGTTCCGCACGTCGCCAGCTCGGGTTTCAATCTTTAGTCCGTTAAATAGCGCGTGATTAGCTGTTAACTCGGTGTAGCCATAAGTGGCTAGGTAAACCGATCTATGAGTCGAATCGGCGTAGCTAATTCGACCCTGAGAATCCTCGTATATGTAACCCAATCCAGACGTCGCGAGAGCTGCGACAAGCGAATAAATATCGACGCGATCAGCTGATCGAGCCGCTAACTCGTAATTACCGGGCTGATCTATCTCACCTAATCCGACGTTTTGAGCATTCGCCCACGTTTCCGTCGGATCGTAGTTAGCCCATTGTAAAGCCGCCGGAACTTCGCCCCAGTTATTTAAAAGTAAATCTTGGAGAATATGGTAAATCTGATCGCCGTCGAAATCTTGGACTAACGTTCCGTCGGTCAGCGCTTTAGGTAAGCGGCTTAGCGCTCCTAGTGCGGTTATCTTTAGCACTTGATTTATTCCAACCGCGCCAGCTGTAATAATTTCTACGCCGAAATCGACGACTGTGCCGCCAAATATAGGAACGTAAGTCGCGGTCGAATCTTGCAGCTCAATCGTTACTGAATCGTTTATGTTTATGTTGACGATTGCCTGAGTTAGGTTTAATAGTTCTAAATTACAATAACCCGCCTGAGCCTGTTGGTAGATGTTATTTCGACCGCTTGTAATTGTTAGATTTGACAGCGTGTAAGTCGTATATTCGACGCTTTGAATCTTTACGCGCCATACTGGGTTAAATACTGTCATTAGAACGCCAGCGCATTGGCGCCATTAGTGCCGCGATAGAAACTGTTATTTAGCACGTCAACAATCCGACGAGCTGTACCCTCTTGATCGATCGCGCCGGATACGTTTATGTAGATATTACCGCCACCGCTACCTAATTGATTATTTGGAATTATGCGACCGCCTGACGATGGAACGAATAATTCTTGACCACGTTCTCCCACGATGTAAGGTTTATTTGCCTCAACCATTCCACCATTTGCTAACTTAGGTATCTTAGGTAAGTCTTTACCGCCTGTTATATTGTTGACGATGTTATAAGCGCCGACCAGTAAATTGAGTCCCGAGATAACTAGGTTAACGGCGGCGACTAAGCCTTTCATGGCGAGCGAAATCGCGTCGATTACGAACGCTATACCGTTAAAGGCCACCTTAAAAGTTGTACCAATAAACGAAGCAACAGGCTTAGCAATAACTAGAAACGCGGTGAGGCCGACGCCTAATATCTTAAAGAATCCAGCGTTATCAGATACAGCGTCACCGATTGCGCCAAATACGGATTTAATCCCTTGTAAGATCGGAGTCAGCGCGACTTTAAAAATTGGAATTATGTATTTGTTTAGATAATCCCAGAGAGCTGTAAAAGATGGAATAAGTGTTTCCATAATAAATCCGCCGATAGTGGCAAATACTGGACTTAACTTTTCGCCGACTTGCGAACCTAAATCGCTTAAAATTGGAATTGCTTTAGAAACTATAAAATCGACTAAGGGAGTTAATGCGTCTAATATGAACGCGCCCGCGCCTTCCTTAGCTTCGTCAAATGTCAATTTAAGTCTAGCGATCTTGCCCTCGTATGTGTCAGCTTGAGCCGAAGCCTGTCCGCCAAAAGTATCTGATAGAGCTTTAGTTACTTCATCGAAGCTCATAGTCTTTAATTCGACGGCGCTGTATCCGATTCCTAATTTTGCTAGTCCCGCAGAATTGCCCTCGTAAGCTTTACCGAGTGCGTTACTTACCGCTTCAAGTGATTTTCCAGAGCCCGCCGCGATGTCAATAGCTAACGTGGCGAGTTTTTGAGCTTCTCCGACGTCGCCAGTTGCTCGAGCTAATCTTTCATAAGCTGGACGTAATTCGGTATCTGTTACGCCGAACGCTCGACCCATGTTTGAAATCCAAATTTCGGTATTTGCAATAGCTTCATCGGTAGCGCCAGCGACGTTTTTTAATGTGAGCGCCAGTTTCGCTTGAGCTGCCTCGTCCTCGATCGCCGACTTCACGCCATCGATCAATAGTTTTCCAGCATAGGCGGCAGCTGCAACGCCAGCAGCAGCGAACGCGAGTCCGGCAGCTTTACCGAATCCGCCTAATTTTGTTCCGAAAGAATCGGTCGTATCGCCAGCGTCGGTTAAACCTTTTTTTAGATTATCAACGTCCGCAAGAATCGACAGCTTAAGCGTTCTTGAACCCTCAGCCATTAGTCAAACCTCTTAACTATGCTAGTGAACGCTTTTTCCCACTCAGCGATTAGGTAGCTCTGTTCTGCTCGAAGCGTTGGGTAAATAAAATATCCAGTCGATCCGCGTCCAGTTGATCCTGACCAGATTGGGAATTGCTTATATTTATTTGAACCGAATTCTGAGCCACCCCATAAATCGCGAGTAGTTGCGCCGCCGCTAAATTTTTGACCCGCAAAACCAAATGAAATTTCGCCGATTTTAGATGACTTACTTACCTTTGAACCCTCAGCAATTCGACCAGCTACCGAAGCGGAATTAAGCGATCCAGCAGCCGACAAAATTTTGCCCTGTAAATATGTGGCAAGCGCACTCGATTGCTCTTTAGCCTGAGCGATGGCTTCATCGTCCATCGCTTTAAACGCTCCAGTAATAGCGCGAAGTTCGGCTTTGTCGTATTGAACGACTTCCTTACTTTCCGCCATTTCGTTTCTCCAATATCTCGAGCGCTGTCAATAT